TCCCCTGTTCACATTGCTAGTAGCGATGTATTAGGTCGCGCTCAGCTGACTACGCCCTCCTTTCGGATGACAGCTGATGTAAGGACGCTGGTACAATAGGCCACTGTTCCTAATAGTGCACGGCAAGCCGTGTGGTAGCCCCCAAACTGTTTACACCTCAGTCCGGTTTGTAATATACACAGTCACTACGTTGCATTCCTACTCTAATTTTTGTCCTTGTGCCGTCAAGGGTTTTGTTGATTTTATTAGCTAACGTGTGCTGAAAGATTGGTTGAAGGTCATACCCGAAAATTTTTCTGATTTTTACGATTGGCAGCTCCGGAGGAGCCCCAACCCTTGGGTGGTGTCGTCATTTTTAAATTTTAAGCGAAGTCCGCGTTCCACTCAGTGATCCGGAGGGTGCTGAGTGTTGCGCCTGTCAAGGTAGTGAGCGAGATAGTCAAGAGCGTGGTGTTTACTGAGCCGGTGAACTCAAGTATAGCCACGTATGATAACGATGCGGAGCCTTGTGCTTGTGCGAGGCTGGTAAGTGTAGCTGGTCCGGAAGTCATTACTGTCACGCCACCGGCCGCCGTGAATCCTGATATCGTCAGCACAACGACATACTTTCCGTCCAAATTCCCGGGGAAGGTGATCTGGCTGCCAACCGCGGACACTCCGTCTATTGTTGACAGCACAGGACCACTCCCCAGTGGGTTGGCGTTTGTGATGCCGGTGCTGGAATTCGAATACAGGCTTCTGGTGGCCTCTGTGTTTAGACCTGTGAGCTTCGGTTTCTTCAACTCCACCTCGTATGTGCACCAAATGTCTCCGAGCACTGTGCCTGTCGTCTGCATGCCCGTCACCGCAACGGTTGTGGTGCCCAAGTCGTACATCAGCAGGTTTTCACCTGCTGGCAAACCACCCGTGCGAACGTACTGGACGTTGAACGGATTTTCCTTGGGGTCACACTCAATCGGGTGACAGAACTCGTCGCAGGGCCGGCCTTCACTTGCCCAGTACTCGTTCATCATCTCAATCTTCGAGCCGGGGGGGTTCTCGCTGGCGCGGTATGACGTCTGGAACATCACACTGCCTAATGCCGTGTTCGACGACGCAACACTAGCACCACTTGTAGGAACATAGTGAAACACCATGCCCCTAATTCGGTACTCTGAGTACTGCGCCGCTATAGAGTGTAACCACGGGAACGTGAGCGCGATGCCAGGATTGAGCGAGTAGCGGTAAGCCACGGTGAAGTTCTGATTGCCACGCAACTCCCCAACGAACTCCTTGTGTCTCACCACCACGGTCTGGTCGTTCTTGTGCATGCTCGGCACCGTCGTTGCAGCGCGCAATACGCTGTTGGACGTCACTGAGTAGTCACCTTGACCTAACCATCTGCTCACAGCCGCACCCAAACCAGTGCCAACTGCGCTCCCTGCTGCGCCCTGCCCGATCATTCCTCCGGCAAAGCCACCCCCGATGCCTCCGAGTGTGCGTAACACTCTTCCAAGCTCGGTGATCTCTGATTTCTTTTTCGCGACCTTGATGGTCTTCTTCATCTTTTTGTTGGCCTTCTTAACCATATTGTACTTTTGTTGTCGAAGTTCCCCAGCCTTTACAGCTGCAACAACAGGTGGCATCTGACATTGGCCTGCTCACCACTTACAGGCTGGTCGGACAGCGAAAAGTCCCGATAGTACCTCTCGATAGCCTTCTGCTCATCAGGAGTGATACCCCAGGCCTCGAACACCTGCACCCGCGTCCACGGGTCGGGCTCCCGGTAGTGCTCAGCCATCCCTTTGGACATCAGCCTCAGCCCCGTAGCAAACGTGGGGTCATTCGCAATATTACTACTACGATTGCACCCTATTCGCTGGAACATCTGGTAAAAGTCCTGCATGATGGGAACGCCTCCCGTGAGCGCCAGCCCACCCATTCCTACCGCAGTACACCACTTCTCCCGGTGTTTTTGGTTGGATAACGGATGGACGGTCAGTGTGTCCTTACGCAAAGTGGATGGGATGTTCCGCACCATGCGGCACTCATCACCAATCTCGATAGGGTGCATCTGACAAAACTCAATCTGATGCAGCTTGTAAACAGGCTCCTCCGCCACCATGCGGAAGCCCATCTCAAGAAACCACTCGTCCAGGCCAGTAACGAACTGTTGGAGATCCGCAGATTCCAGCATCACCACACAGTCGTCACCATTATTCAGCAGCTTGACTCCCACGCCGCGGTCTTTTGCGTAGGCATACACCATTGCACTCATCAGAAGACAGTTCCCCAGCCCGGTGTTCATGTCACCGGAGAACCGCCTGCCTCTCACTCGGTACTTGAGTTTTCCATCTTTGCAGAACCCAGCCCCTTTGTTGTCAACCTGCCACTCCAGCAGTCTCTTCAACTTGGGGTTGTGCCTGAACAAATCAAGGTATACTCCATGTTCCCAAAGTAGGGCTTCCTCTGACACGTGCATGTCAAACTTTTTGGCATCAAGGCCAATTGCCACGGGCTTCTTGAAGGTTCGCCACTTGCCTCGCGCTATTCGTCCGATATCTGAAACATTATACCCCTTCATGACAGTTGGACCGTCACCAAAGGTTTTCTGGATGCCACGGTAGATATCATGCTCGACCGACTTAATAAACCGGCCAAGGCACAAATTGTACACTGGCTTCCTGGGTTGAATGCAACGAGGAGCTTTGCAAGGATCAACCAGTTCCATCTTCACGAACGCGATGCTGTGGGCGTCACTCCTAGAGAGCCCAATCTGGGTCAACCGGTTCAATGCATTCCTGTAAATCGTGTTTCGCCGACCGGAGTACGTCGCGACTACCTCTTCGCACGACATCACGGTGGGCTCTGGCACGTTAGATAACAGGGCTGCCTTAAATCCGGCTAACCGCTCTGTGAACCGACCCGGGTCCACAGGTGGTGGAGCTACGAAGTCGCCGCCGACTTCGCAGTAGTACATGCGCTCGAGGAGCGCACACTCCAATGTGTTTATATCCGCATTGTTTACCCCCAGGTCTCGGTTGGCGGAAAGCTCTTTTATGCTGTACAACCTACGGGGGCGAGGTTCGGCCCGAGCGTGTCTGTCCACGGAGATCCTCACATCTCTCAGACCAGTCTTATGACTGATACCGTGGACCACGCTTAGGCCTCCCTAGGCCCTCCCCGGGTCCTCTAGGAACCCAGGGAGTGCGCCGTCCGGCCAGACAACATCTCTGACCTTCGTCCACATCTTGCTGTAGACGGTCGACGGCCCCGCGTTTGCGATCTCTCGGCGCAAAGCACGGGCTCTGTTGCTTGCAAGTACGTTCGCAGCACGGATTTCATTCCGGTCTGGCACGAAGACGCCAGCCACGACTAGGTCTACTACCTCTCCTACGTGGCTTGGCCGCACTCCGTGCTTTTCCATAATGTTTATCGCGCTGCGCCTCACTGCTAGCAAGTTGTCTTCTGTCGGCTTGGGGCAGCCAAATCGGTTCTTCAGTTCCCGCACCACAGTGCCCACATATTGACCCTCCCGGTCCTTTCTTATGCGCCTGTGAGCTTTGACTTCGACAACGTCATGGCAGAGACGATGTACCCCAGTCGGTTGGTCCGTCGGGACCGGTACCTCCCCGGAGGGAGGGTGGGGCTCGCTAGCGAGCCCAGGAGGATTCCCTTCTACCTCCCATTCGCACCCAGATTCAATGCTGCACAGCTCTCCCAACCGGAGCAGCCTTCGCTTCCATTCTGACCTGGTGTGTGTCATGTCCAGCTGCAACTCTCCGATTGCAACTAGAAGGGACCAGCTCTCACACTGGTGGGTGGCGCCTACCACCTTGAACGCCGCTAAAGTAGCCTTGTTGAGTACACACTCCAATCGGTGCTGCGTGACGGGGTCTGGCTGCTTCTTCTCCTGCTGCCTCCCAAAAGCATCTTCTGCGGCAAGCCGCAGTTTCCGCAACACGTCCATTTCAGCACGATACGCACACTTCTTAACTGGCAGTCCCGCGCGGGGCTCCAGCGGCGATATCTCTCGGTTATCCGTGACACGCACTCCCGCTGGCCTTCTAGTGACATGATGCTCCTTCGGGTCGTGAGTGAATTCAATATTGTCCGTCGCCAGACAGTCTTCACGGAGAAGTGTCTTGGCGACGTCCATTTTGACTTCACCACTATCCGCAGTGGCGCAGCACAGAAAGGCTCGGAGGAGTTCGAAGAATGACATGGTGGCAAGCTCATGTCGTGTCTGGG